TCACTCTTTCAATCCCGCTTGTTGTGCATTCTTGCCACTGGCGGTATCCTCAAAAATCAGCTCACATTCTGCGCGAATCAGCGCTCTTTTCTGTAATTCCGTATTTTGATCGGTAGTAGACTCGCGCACATAGCCAAACAATATTCCATAACCCATGACATTTTTCATTTTACTACAGGGCTTCGCAATACTCGGTGTGGAGTGGTAACAACCACAACGGATGTGCCAAATATCACTACCACAGATAAGCAGTTTTTTCTAAATCTAGGAGGGATGATAATAACACCTATAGAGAAATATTCTGGTTAATTTCTGACAATGCTATTCGGGTTGGAGATATAAATAGTGAGATTGCTATTAGAAAAAATATGAGGTGCCGCATAATAGAATACGGCACCCCTGAGCGATAAACTAAAAAATCAGGCATGCTAATAGGGAAGTATTTATAAGCACTTGATAGTAAAAATTATGAGTTATTGCTATAGTCATTACTCAATTGAAACACTGTTAGAGGTCGTAAACCATAACAGTAACCATCGAAGAAATAATAATGCCGTCTGTGTTGTTGTCTGACGCACAAACTGAGATATGGCTGTTATCAAGAAAGTCCGCATGTGCAATGGAACCAAACCGCTGATTAACAAAATTCTTGCGGCCGTATACTTGAATAGGAATTGCAAAATATGAGCTTAATTCAGACTCGGCATAAGCAATGATGGGCACACGGGGATTTGAAACGGGAGTGTCTAGCTCCACGTTCATCTGGTAGTACAACCCATCAATATCAGCAACCTGTCCAATCGCATGCATACCCACTTCACGGTAAACCAATCCCATAATATAGAAAGATTTTTTTGCACCAACTGCAACCCCGTGGTTGGGGTAATTAATTTCCCACAAACCATTAGACGCATTCAGACCATTGTCCATTGTGATCTTTGTTACGGGAAAACTTCCGGCTAGACGACGACGAACATATGGTGCACTTATAACATCAGTGAGGGTTGCATCAACCAGAACCATCTTTGTCACACCCAGTTCGACATAATACCCTTGGTCTTGACGCGTAATGTAGCAACGCAATGTGTTTGCATTTACTGCGGTGAATTCAACACCAACAGCGTTCATTGGGGAGTATTGACCTAATGCCTTCAACTTGAGGCCAAGGTTCAAGTTAATGTCCGTTGTGCCATCAAACTCAACACCGTTAATTTTTCGAGATGTCGCCAGCTTGGTAGCCGCCACCGCAGTTCCAGCAATAGGTAATGCCCCAATATCAGCAGCGGTCGGTTTATCTTGATCGGTATAAATACGCGCCCATGGCCTTTCAAAACCGTGATTATCGCGAGCACTTCGGTATTTCAACCCACCATTCGCATAGTTGAAGTGAAACTGGGCGGCTGATGTTGAACCGGTATTTAACCCTATATGCCAAATAAGAGAGGCATCCCCTCCATTATCTTTTAAATAAGCACCAGTGGGGCTATTCCATGCAAGATCATCATTTTTATAAACGACACCTGATGAGCCCTGTCGGACATAATGATTATCGGCATCTGCTTTTGTTATAGCTCCAACATCTGCTGCGGTAGGCTTATTTGCCGTATCGTAATCCAACACCCAGGCAGACCATGCTCCTGAATATTGGGTTCGTTTGTAACAGCGGGAGTTGTTGTAAATACGGTAAACCTGAGTAATGCCAGCATGTTTCAGCACTTCAAGCGAACCGGCCTGCGCTTCTGGATAATTTTTGCCCGATGCTGCCTGCGCATTTACCGCCTGATGGTATAGCCCCGGTGTGGTATAGGTATTCAAATCAACAGCATTGCCGATAGATAACGATGCCGAGAAAATACCCTGAGAATTCACATCGATATCTGCCGTGCCGTCAAATGCCACACCAGCAATCTTTCTCGCGACGGCCAATTTTGTCGCGGCTGCCGCCGTTCCCGCCACTGGCAACGCACCAATATTTGCTGGCGTCAGCGCAATATTGGCCGAACCATCAAACGGTACGCCGTTGATGGTGCGAGGCGTTGCAAGTTTTGCCGCCGCCTGAGCAACTGCCTTCTCTGGTAACGCACCTACATCAGTTGCGGTAGGTTTGTTTTTCGTATTGTAATCACGTCTCCAGCCAGGAGAATAATCAACCCCGTTATAGATATAAGTGAATTGTGCATTCGCTGAGTCACTAAGCCCAGCTGGCGTTGTTGAAGGCGTAGTTATCCTGATTGTCGTGGCATCGTGTTGTCCCATAACCTCAACCACGGAGCCAGCCAGTGGTATCTGACCACACTCGGTATCAGAAATGATTTTATTGTGGGTGTACGACCACGAACCACGACAAGCCCAATAGGCATGGACAAAAGCGCCCTGACTTTCTAACCAGCCAATAAACTCAGCCGTTGTCCATGAACCGGCACTTCCTCCGATGGGGATCGATGAGCTGTATGCACGCGATGAACCAAGATTGCGGTTAAACAGTTCTCTATCCTGAATATCTGCACCGTTTTGGTCTTTCGCCAGTTTCGTTGCAGCAACAGATTTAACAAACGCCGTTGTCGCCACCTGCTGGCTATTGTTATCGGTTGCAGGCGTTGGTGCTTTCGGTGTGCCGGTGAAAGTGGGGTTCGCCTTCGGCGCATATTGCGTATGCGGATCGGCGGCGGCAGCGTGTGTCGCCAGATCGCTGCCTGTTTTTTCCTGCTCTTTTTTCAAATAGCGGGTACGATTAGCCAATTCTTTAGCCTGTCGGTTTGAAACACCGTCCGGTCCACCCACGACCGGATCCGACGTTTCGATTTGGTAAATGCCGTCAACCCATTGCGGGTTCTCTGACAAATTCGCCATGTTCAAGCGCTCCCATGATTGTAGTTACTGTCGTATGTCGCCGTCCGGTTGTAGCGGATAGGCACTTCCCAATATTCGATACTGGCCAGGTGACACCGTGCCGGGGCAAACATCCCAATGGCATTACGTAGCATTCTGGCCTGATCGTTAGTAATCGGTTGTTTTAGCAGCACGCGATAAACAGCCCACGCCGCTTTGTCGCCGTGTACATAAAGGTCGTTGTAGGTGGTGTCACCGTCGTAGCTCAGGCGACCAATATTCTCGATCAGCGTGCTCTCGCCGAAGCCGAAACGACGGATGATCTCTTTAATGCTCCAGGGTGTTCCTTTATTGCGATGTAGATCGATAGCGGCCTTGATCAGTGCACGTTTGGAATCATCCGACTCTGCCAGCTCCCAACCGTCGCCGAACAATGAGAACTGTTCGGCCAACCAGGGCAACGCGCTGCTATCGGCAATATCGATCAGATAAACCAGCAAGGTATTCAGATCGATGTCGTCAAATCGGTCGGCCAACTCCGCCAGCGAACGAAAGCTGGCGTCAGCCGCCAACGGCGGTGGCAGCAGTTGTAGTGAATCAGCCATTTGATACCCCGACGACGCTGACATTGATGCCCGTACAGTTCGCCCATTCACTGTCATCAAGTACCATCAATGACGGCGAAACGAGTTCCACCTGATACACGCCGGGGATGGAAAGCGTAGCGATAATCTGGCTTGGGACAATGTCACGCCCCAGCGTGGCGGTGCGGGTTTCCACCCAGGCCTGCACCGCTTTTTCTGCAGTGGCCTGAACGACGCCAGCCTGTTCGCCGTTAAATAGCGTCAATTTGGCGCTGATGGCGTAATCCACCCGCGTGGGGGATTTGGCGGAAACAAAATCCGTCAGTGGACGCACCTGTTCGTCGGAGCAAAAACTTTCCACCAGCGAGAGCATGCTGCTGTCCGGCAGGCCAGTGCTGAGCAACGGATACAGCACCACTTCACCCGGTTCGGGCGACATTACCGCGACATCAACAATGTTTTGGTGTGCTCGCATTGCATGGAAGCGATACGCCAGTTTCGATCCCGCCGTACTGAACGATTCCGGTGCCAGTTGAACCCGTTCACGCAAGCGATCGTCATCTTCTTCTGCGGAACCGCCGCTGCTTTTGGTGATATTGATGACGCTTAAATCGCTGTCGCCAATCTCATCCAGCAGAGTACTGATCTGAGCAGGCAGCCAGTCATTGCCCACATCGCCACTTTCGGTACAGGTCGCCAGCACGGTGACCCCGCTGCCGCTCGCTCTCAGCAGCGCATCGCTGTCGGTGGTGAAAATCACGCTGTCTGATGCACTAACGCGAGTGCCCGCAGGAATCAGCAGATCGCTGACTAACGGCGTTTCAGGGGTAAAGCGAAGTTCTGCACGCGCTGGCTGCGCCGCCAAACGGTAGACGCCAACCAGTTCTGCCAGATAATCCAGCATCGGTGCACGAGCAAACGCAACCAGGTTCTGCTTGGCGGCTTCCTGGACCGCACTACGCAATAAAGTTTCCCGGTAAGCAAAGAGGTTAATCAGCAGGCGTTCGGCCTGCGCCGGATAGAGTGTTTTCCCTGAATCAGCTTCATATTTCGCGATCATTTCGGCGGTAATCTTCGCCGCATCGCGTTCAATAAAATTGGGTTCTGTCAGCGCCATAACAACTCCGTGGTCTGTGTCGCGCCGTTAGCGGTTTTCCAGCTAACGTGCAGCGTCAGGTGAGCCCCATTCACAGAAGGTTTAACCGCCAGTAGCTGGCAGCGAGGTTCCCATCGTTTGATCGCTTCTACCGATTCCCTGACGACATGCGGGATCGCACGATCGATCGGATAATCGAGATACAGATGTAGATTGCTACCAAAGTCAGGCCGATGTGGGTCGCTGCCGCAGGGTGTCCGCAGGATGATGTGAATCGCCTGCATGATATCTGCCGTTCCTTCGACGATGTCGCCGGGACGTTGCAGCGCCGGTTGCCAAAAAACAGATTGAGTTTTCATAGGGGGCCATTGTCGCCCCCGGTGAAAGAAAGGAATATTAAAGCGGTTTAGGGAAACGTTAGTGCGAGTGGTGATTGGAGTTGCCGCCAGCATCCATGACGCTGCCGCTGGCGCTGACGTTGCCGGAGATACTGACATCACCGCTGAGGCTGGCACCGCCGGAACCGGACATCCCGCTCTCGTAGGTGAGTTGCCCTTGCACCAGTAGCTTGCCCGTCACCGTCGTTTCTGGCGCATTAATAGTGACACGCTGAGCGTTAACCACCACGTCAGCACCGCTGCTAATCGCAATATGCTGCACGCCGCCGTTGATCGTTAACGTATGCGTCCGGCGATCGTATTCAATATGCGCGCCGTCAGCGAACGTTACCGCCCTTTTGTCCTTATCTGCCAGCGTTGGTACATCAGCAGCGGAGTAAATTGCCCCCAACACCAGGCCATCCTCGCCGTTGCCGTCCAGCAGAACTTCGACCTGTTCGCCAATATCCGGCAACCAATAATCCTTATTATTCTGCGTATTGCGCTGTAATACCGGCAGCCAAGCCGTACGTAGATTGTCACACTCAGGTAAACGAACACGCACCATGACGCGAGCCTCATCCACCGCGCTTATCGTGCCAATTCGACGAGATAAACTCATGGCAACACCTCCTTTTTACTCTTGACTGTCCGTGTTGTCTGGCTGCCATCCGGGTGGTAAGTCACCAGCATTTTTCCGCTATCCGACTTTCTCTTACCCGCCGTAATCGGCCCGCGAATCAGCCCAATCTCCGTGGTGTAACCACTGCCACGTTCCAGAACATGGCGAGCCGATTCGATCAACCAATGGCCAGAAAGTTGGCCGAACGACACCAGTTCAACTTTATTCCCCGCCGCCAACTGCGGGCTGCCCATCAATGTCATCGACCCCTTTTGTTGCTTTTCGTTGTGCGCATCCAATGCAGCATCCGTTTTCATCTTCGCTCCAGAAGCATCCGCCGCGCGCACGTTAACTTTCAATGTATCCGCACTAGTCTCAGCACCAGCAGACTTCATTTCGTTGTTCACGCCACCATTCGCTTCACAAACCACCAGTTTCTTTTCACTCCCTTTCTGATATTTCGTCTTGGCATTTTTATAGACGTGGCTGATCGTGTCGCTCAATGAAAAACGCGCGACGTCCGTTGGCTTAATTTGTCGAACAGACGCCTGATTACGCAGCGTTGCCAGATGGGAAAAAATCAGTTGGTCGCTGACCACTTTCACGACATAGCCATATTCACTGGCGAGCCGCTTTAGAAAAGCGACATCGGTTTCCGCATATTGCGTCACGCGATCGATCTTGATGATCTGAATCATCCCCACGAGCATCAACTGATGCTTTTTCGCGATGCGCGTCGCAATGGCAGCTAACGTCGTATCTTCAAAACCGCAGTTTGATTTGGTTCGCAACGCACGATTGACCGATGTCGCGACGCCGCGAATCATTACTTCGCTAGGCGGTGAACTCACCTCAATTTCATCAATCGAGAAAGTGCCGCAGTCAAACAGCATTTCACCGAGATAGCCTAGCTTGAGCGATAATGTATCTCCCGTACCGGGATACCACTTATCCATCCAGCGGCCATCAGTATCATCGAGCCTGACCTCGATCGAATCCGATTCATTCTTGATGCTATCGGTATACGTCACGCTGGTGACATACGGGGCGATATCATTGGTGATATCTTTTTGCTGATACCACAGGGTGAACGCCGGTTGCAGTACTTCCGACACTGCGGGAGAGATCAGCTTGAATTCTTCCGTTAACGCAACCATGGTGGGGTGTCCTCCGCTTTACTGGCCTCAGCCTGTTCAATAATCGGAATCAGCACCACCACACCCGATGGCAACAGCGGCACGATGGGGATATGCGGGTTAGCCGCAATGATCCGCGGATAGCCAAGCGGATCGCCGTAATACAGGTAGGACAAGGTATCCCAGCGTTCGCCCTGTGTAGTGATATGTTCAAGGTGCATATGCTTCAACCCTCTTCACGATTTCCGCCGTCAGTTTGCTCAGCGCAGGTTCAGCGCCTTTAAATGTGTCGCTCGCGGCATCAACATGTTTGCTGATGGCTTCCAGCTTCTCGATAACATTTTTGCTGTCGACGTCCTGCAACAAGGTGGCAACTTGCTTGACCTGTTTCAGCATTTCATTCGCCGCTTTATTAACCGCTGTAATTTCAGGCATCATCTTCTCTGCCTGAACCGCCGTATCAGATATGGCCTCTGCCGCTTTTTTAAACGCCGGCTCCACCTGACTTAACGGCGTCAATACATTCCCGACTTGCGTTAGCAGTCCGGGAATTTGCAACAGCGCAGTTTCGGGATTGTTCTTCATCCGTTTTACAATCTGAATGGTGGTTCTCACCGCCTTAACGGCTGAATGTGCCTTCTTGGCATACGTGACAGCCGTGCGTAGTGAAGCTGAAAAATTGCTCACTTTCTGGACCGCCTTGGTGATGGCGCTAACATTAGGAACAGGCGTCTCTATCGCAGGAGGCTTGAGCGGATTTTTCGGATCGCCAATGTATTCTCGCAGCGTTAGCGCGGCATTCATGGCCAATACGTTGCCCTTCGCGTCGGTATGCTGGCTGGTCGAGGTCAGTGCCGTAATCACAAACCAGCCGCGATAATCCCCATTACCGAAGACTAACGCCATTGCCTGATGCGCCCGCATCGCCTCAGTCAACCGCTTCAGCTCCGCATCCGGCGTGCAGTACTGCTTGTGAAACACGAGGCTAATATTAATCTCGTCTAGCTTCGCGCCGATGAACTGCAGGCCGGGTTTACCTTCAATGCGGCCATGCTCGGCATAATCTGCACCGAATGACGAATTAAAGCCGTCCCAGTAGGCGGTCACTTTAAATTCAATATTTCCTAATACTGCAAACATCAGGCGTACCCCCTGCGCTCACGCTGGGTGAGCAGCTTGTTCAACATATTTTCCAGTTCATTCATGCTAAGCGTCAGCGTCTTCGTCATTTCAGGCGTTGGCGCTGCCTTCTGGCCGTTGAGATAAATGGTGGGTGAGAAGGCAACCTGAACACGCTCGGAAGGGGCTGCGGAGACTAACTTACCTTTCGCTCCACCGACAGTTGGTGTCCGTGCAACACGCTGTTGCGGGCTTGATGCATTGCCCTCAGCGCTAGGTGATTCAATACGCGGTGTCGGATCTAGCGACAGTGCAGATACCGGCGTAGGTTGCAGAACGGGTGGAGTCATAACACTGGCAGCCACAGATTGACCGCTAGCTTCGATAGACACGGTTTTCGAGCCGATACCCAGAAAGTTTTTAACGCTATCGGGAATAAATTCGTTGATCGTTTCCAGGACGCTCTTTAACTCAGGGAAAGCGCTAGTCAGACCATTAACCAGTCCGTCAATAATCACGCCACCGAGCTCACTTAAACTACCGGGAAGTTGAATGCCCAATTCGCTGACAGCATTGGCGAAGATGGAATACAGCACGCCAAATGGTGACCAGTCGAGCAGTAACGCCGCAATACCAGCTACTCCGCCAGATACCGCATTGCTGAGCGCCTCCCACCCCGCATTAAAAGCCTGACTGACTTGTAACCAGAGGTTTTTAAAGAATGCACTAATCGGTTCCCAATATCGGTAAATCAGGTAAGCTGCCCCTGCGATTGCCGTTACTGCCAAGCCAATCGGATTCATCAGTAGCATACGTCCTAGAAACAATACTGCGCGACCCGCCATCATCAAGCCGCTACGTAACACGCCGCCAAGCATCCGTGCTAATGTTCCGGCTCCGCCAACCAGCCAGTTCAATGCTGCGCCAAGCCCCTGCAAAAATCCCGTTGTTCTTAGCCCTGCGGAAAATAGTTGCCAGCCCGTCTTGATCTGTAAAATGCCGTCTTTGAATTCTTGAAACGAAGATAACAGCGTGCTAACCCCCTGCTTCACGCCACTCACCGCTTTCCCGAACATAAAGAGACCCGCAATAGTCACCACAATTCCACGAACCAGTTCAGGGTTCTCGGCTGTCCAGGTCACCAACTGCTCCAAAATGGGGATCAACGCATCACTCAGGGAAACCAATACTGGCACCAGCGCTTCACCCACGTTGAGCGCAATATTCAGCAATGACGTTGTCATTTTCTGCCAGCGTCCGGTCAATGTGTCATTTTTTTGGGCAAAATCGATATTCAACGTTTGGGTTGCGGCGGGGCTGTTCATCACCTGCTGGTTAGATTGATAGCTCGCCCAGTTTTGTTTCATCGACAGCGCATGATTGACGGCTTCTGGCGTACGGAATACCTCCTGCAATCCATAACGCTGCATTAAATTTTGCTGCGCCCCCACATTTCCCGTATTGCTGGCCATCTCCCACTGTTTCCTGAATTGGCTACCCTTACTGTCGATAAGCTCAGTACCAACCAGAACCGAAGCGTCGTACTGTGAATATCCACCTTTCATGTAGCTTTTCAGTGATGCGTTATAATCCATGCCCGCGTTGTAGTAGCTGTCGGCAATGTCCGTTCGCCCCATGGCATTCATAAAGCTCCCCAGCCGAGCAGCCGTGTTCGCTTCTGTATCCGCACCTTTTGTCGCGCTCAAACTGGAAACCAATTGACTCAGCGCCTGGTTGCCCGTCGCCCCCATCGCCGTAAACCCTGGGGCCAGCTCGGTCGCGTATTGCGTCATCGATGCCATAGAGAAACCCTGCTTGGTGCCCGCCAGCATGCGGGAGAAGGATTCTTCCAGTGCCTTCGCGCCTTTCAGGTTAAACACGTCATCAAGCGTGGTCGCGAGCGCGGTAAGATCGGACAACGCCGCGCCGGATGCCGTTGAGGTTTTCCCCAACACTGCCGCAACATCCGTTGCCTGCTGCTGCGACATCCTGTTATCAAGCAGTTGTCCGGCACTGCTGAGCAACGCATCCGGCGTTTGGTTCACCTGTTGAGAATATTGACGCAGGCGCTGCCCCATCTCTTTTTCTTGCTCACTCGACATCCCATGTGCAACGCTGATATCACGCAATTGCGCCTCAAATGACGCATAGCGTGTGACCGACGCCACAATAGGTGCCATCACTGAACCAAATGTCTCCTTTATTTCCTGGAAGCTTTCGGTGCGTTCGGCATGACTCTCACGTAGCGTTTCCTGACGTGACTGACTGCTCGCCAGCCGCTCCTGATTGATTTCCAGTTCAAGCCGCGACTGATTTAATTGGGATACGGTTTGTGTGCAAACAGCACCGAAACGCTCCAGCGACTGGTTTAACTGAGACACAATTTGCGTGCTAATAGCGCCAAAGCGCTCCAGCGACTGATTAAACTGCCGCTGCCGCTCCTGCGCTTGTTTGAGGCTATCGCTAAGTGACTGCAGCGATTTTTTTGTGTCATCCAGCGTGGCGCCAAACGCCCTGCCCAGCATGACACCGTTTAAAAGCATATCCACGGTTCACTCTCATTCAGAAAAGCCCCTTGTGGGGCGGATCGGAGACGGCGGCTTGCGCCGCTCCAGCTTGGTTTCCCCATCACAAACCGGGGATAAAACGAGGAAAAGGACGGATGATAAGCGGGAGAAGAAGACAGGTGGTGAGGGAGCAAAACGGCCAGCGTCCTATCGCTGGCCGGGTTAGGGTGGATGGTGGACTCAGTAATCCTGTCAGTTATCAGTCTTCCTCACCGTTCTCACGTTTTATCTGTTCGCTGGCTTCATCCAGCCAGCGTTCAAAGTCGTCCAGTTCCAGCGCATCAATCTCACTCGGCTGAAAGCGAAACCACCTCGCCAACAGGGCCTGTGCTTTCCACAGCAGCGCCGGCTGCGTTATCCAACCCAAGTAACTGCTGAAATCGTTTTTGCAGCGCCATGTAGTCCTGCGCGTCCATCTCATCGATGTCTTCCGGCACCAGACCGGTCATGCGCGACAGCAGCGCGTCATCCCAGTTGCTTGGGTCATCGCTGATTTTTTTCACCGCTTTGATGTCTTTGACTTTCAGACGCTTGAGCGAAATGGACTCCACGCGTTGACCGGCAGAGGTGGTGTAAGGGAATTGCAGAGAATAGGTTTCAGTGTGCATAACGGCTCCTTAGTAAATGTCGGGAGCAGTATCGCGTGTGGCGAGGAATAACGATTTTAAAGCGAATTAGGAAAAGAAAATGACAGGCATAAGAAAGGGGCCGAAGCCCCTCTCATTACGATAACGCGAACATTGATAATTAATGATGCAGCTCATCTTCTGCATAGAAGCGAACAACACAATTGCTTAGCGGGTAAGAGGTATCCGTCAGAAAGAAGCCGGCCGCTTTCTGGTTGTCATCTAAATAGGAACCATCGCTTTGATCGACTTGACCAGAAATCAAACGTGCTACCGATGAAGGATCCGCGCCAGCACGGCTGGAATACGGTAAATCAAAACCTGCTTCTTCCGCAGCATCCAAAATGTAGACATCTTCGCGGCATTGAAAATGAATATTATTTTCCAAGTCAATAATATCAAATACTTTTGCTGACATAGTCACCTCATTGATTGATATAAACGCCCGCCCCACTGGCGGGCTTGGAAGATAGATTAACCGCCGATATTGGCGCGGTAGCTGTTCAGTTGATCCACGCCGCCCACCATGAAGATGTTGGACATATAATCCAGCTCCAGCAGGTCTTCACCATTCATCACCTGCTTGATGTAGGTGCAGTTGAACGCGCTGCTGAAATCCGGGTTTTCGTGCTGCTTGAACGTGCCCAACGGATTCTTTTTGAACATGATGGTCATGTACGTCACCAGCGGCACTTCTTCGATACGACCTTGAGAGCCGTAGCGTTCCACGCTGGAGCGACACTGCAGCGCCAACGATTGGTACGGATTCGCCGCCGCCAGCATCGCTTCGCGGTAGAAGGAGTTCCATTTGATCTCACCTTCCAGCTTATCGAAGCCCGCAGGCAGTTCGATCTTGCCGACCATGCCCAACGCCTTGTGCTCCTGCATAATCATGGAGACATCCGGCAGTTTGATTTCCTGCGCACGCCCCAGCAGGTTGGTGCCGTTGATATAGATGTTGGCGTTAGTAATACGGTTTACTTCAATTTTCCCGGCCATCAGTTAGTGCCCTCCAGCGTTACCAGGTATTCCGAGGTGATCTCCGTCTCAAAGGTCAGACGCTCAAGCGGCGGCGGCGGAGTGAATTTGTAGTTAAGCAACAGGTGTCCTGCCGCCAGTTCGGTTTGCTCGTTACGCGCAGCATCGAACCAGCATTTGAAGCCCAGCAGTGCGCCGTCACCGATCAGCTTGCGGCCGTAGGCGTTGACGGATTCCACCAGCGCGTCGATCAGCGCCTGATTGATCGGCATGTCGATATACTGCTGACTGAAATAACGGATGGATTCGTTAATCACATCGCCAGTACGACGCACGTTTTCGAAGTTCTTCATGTGCGTCACGGTTGGCCAGGCAGCGGTGCGATTGCCCCACAGGCGCAGGCCGGAACCATAGCTGTTGAAAATGGTGCTGATGCCCTGCTCGTTCAGCAGGTTCACTTCACTCTGCGGATCGTCGATCATCGCGGACAGCTGGCGCTCTACGCCGGTGATCCCTTTGATTTCCTGATTGGACGACGACCACCAGAAACCTTTCTCCAGATCGACTTTGGCACGCAGGCCAGCGGCACGCGCCGACAGCGGCTCCAGACGTTCGCTGTTGGTTTCCGCGTCGTACACTTTTACGTGCGGATAGCACAGACGAGCGCGTTCAGAGCTGGTGTTGAAGTTGATCGTGCCTTCCGGGCCACGGCCGCTCAGTGCCTGCGCAAACGTGGTACCGACTGGCGCATCGATATAAGCAATCGCGCCCAGTTTGTCAGCCAGCGAGATCAACTCGGTCGTTACGCTATTTTGCGTACAGAACACCGGCGAAATCAGAATCTTGGCAAAGAAGCCGTACAGGTTGTAGGTATCGTTCAGCAGCTTCATACCGGTGCGTTTGCCCGCGGCGTTGATGCTGCCGATGATGTCGGCGGCAGTCACTTTCGTGACATCAGCAAAGTCATAAGACGCGCTAACTACGGCAGCAACATCAATATTTTTACCCAGATTTTTCAGGACGCCGGTTTGCGCATCCAGCGTATAGTCCTGACCTTCGATAAACGGCTGACCGCCTTCTGCCGCCGTCAGCACCAGCTTGGCAACCACACGGTTTACCAGTTGTGCCGTGCCAGTCGCTTTGTCAAACGTGACTTTTTCTGCGCTCACAGACGATTTGTGTTTCGCCGGATCCAGCACGTTAATGACCAGAACCGTACCCGCACCATGATCGTAAATCGCATCCAGCGCCTGCGGGATGGTATAGCCGCCGAACTGGCTACCAAACTGTGCTGCGTCTTTTTCGGACAGGCACAGCGTAATGTCATTTACCGCACCCTGCGGCGCCGTACCAATCAGCCCAATCACCGCAGATTTGACGGTTTTCACCGGACGAGCACCGGTTTCAACTTCAATTGTTTCTACACCATGTAAATAATTAGCGGCCAAGGGTCACCTCCGTTGCGCTATCAGCCAGAATCTGATCCGCGACAGGCAGCAAATAGCCCAGCGCGACCAGCGTTTTCACGTACTCATGATCTGCCGGCAGTTCAGTCACCTGAGCGGGCCAAAGCAGAATTTCCTGACCATCTGCCAGCGTGACGCCGCTGGCGGGGCCGGTGTAGCGGTATTTCATGCGTCTTTCTCCTCATAATTAACCGTGGTAAGCAGCGGACCATCCGTCTGCTCGCGGTCTTCGATAAAAAGGGTTTCTGTGGTGCAATCGATGGCGTAATGCCAGCGTCCTTCGGTGTGACCAACGTAACGGTCACGTACTAGCCGAATACCGCGATGACAGTCAGGCAGTCGGTATCCTCCCAGCGCCTGACGGACGGTATCGAGTGTGGCCAGTACGCCGTCTTCGCCATCCAGTTCCGGTAACAGCACGGCAACCATCAGCTGTGGTCGCTGCGTCTGAACCGGAGAATCCACATCTTCCGGTGCGGAAAATTCGGAACCGCGATACCCCACCAGCACATCGCCAACAGTCAGAAGGTCTGGCCCGATCAGAATGTTTTCTGGACAGGACGCAATCCGCCGTGCCGGTAAGTGCTGTTGGAGGCGGGCTATCACCGCATCGATAATTGGTCTGGTATTCATATCCGTTCATCCACTGTGTTGATGGCACACTGTTTTGGTAGCGCATCGTGTTGATGGCGCTAGTATCCGGATAAGGGTTGGCTGCGGCTTTTAATCTGTTTTAGAAAAAACAGCGAAGTGATTCATTTGATAAAAAACACCTAATAGACTGAAAAATAAAAATTATTTCGATAAAAAAAACGCCAACACAACCGTGCTGGCGTAAAGGAATATGACAATATCGATAACGTGCAAAGACAGAAAAGAAACCAATGCAATGGGATTACCGATCCCAATATTTTTCCGGCCGGGCGATGCCAACCATACAATCAACCGCATATTCCACGACATCTATACCAAGGCGGGTAAGATTCGCCAACCAGACGCCGCCTACCTCTTTGGTCAATACGGCCATCTTGCGATCGGCCAGATAATCCAGTGCATGACGCAGCTCCGGCTCTGAAGCATCGGCATACAGCCGCTGCATCAGCGCTAGCAGGAACATTTCATTCGCGGTGTAAGGCCGCGTTTTATTTAATGCGATGAGCAAGTGCCAACGCATCGATTCCTGTCGGATACGCTGCGTATCAGCCATGATTGCCTCCCGAATACCGCTGCTGCACCAATTCCAGCTTGTTATAAAGCGCATCCAGTTTGGCTTCGATGACCGTCTGACCACGGATGTAATCCTCACGTCTTACATAAACCAGTGGTAAATCGGCGCGGAATTCCAGAAATTCACGCTCCAGCCGCGTCCATCCCTGCTCGCTCTTCTGGCGAGCATTCTCCAGGGCGGCGAAACGCTCGTTCAGCCGCTTTTCAATCTGCGTGAGCAAAATCCGACCAGCGGCAAACAGGAAGCTCATAAACGACAGCAACAGGCCGACCAACGACCAGAATTCCACTTCAATCTTCACGTGTTACCTCCCCTGCCTGTTGTAACGTTTCGATGTAATCCAGCAGCGCGTTAACCTGCGCACTCAGCGCTTGATAGCGCTCTCCGTTGTCGCTGATGTTGGCGAGAATGTCGCGCTGGGAGACGCCTGAAAGTTGTAATTCGGCGTCAGCGGTTGTGCCGCTGTTGGACGCTGTGACAGTGCGGCGGGCAGCGGCGGTAGTGTCTGAAGCACTGTTGGCGGACAGACCGAAAGCGGCGTTGTAGTGCTGCACGAAGCCACGAGTAAACACGCACTGCACAGGCTGAACTTTGCCTTTTTCGTCAATGTATTGCTGAGTAACATGGTCAATTTTCCGTTGCAGAGCGGCGTTATCCGCCGCCAGTTTTTGACGCGCTGCGACATAGCGCTGTTCGAGTTGATTTCCACGCTCTACCTGTTGCTGGTATTGCTCCGCCGCCGCACGTAGTAGCTGGTTCTGGGTTTCGGCCTGCTGCTGCTGTAGCAAGTTGAATGCCGCCTGCTGTTTCGCCAGCGCGGCATCCCCCAGTGCCTGCGCCAGTTGATAACCCTGATTACGACCGGTCAGATAGACCGCGAGTAGCAACACCACGACAAGCAGGACGGCGACCATACGTGGCGAAAGAAAGGATTTCAGACTATTGATAAACAGACTATTCCACACAGCTCGCCCTCCCCCAGCTCAAATACCGTGGCGCCAACTGATGCAAAATACGATCGGGGTAATGGCGGTTTTCACGCCAGTTGGCGGCACTGCGTCCGGCATTGACGGTTTCCACATGATCGAACCAGCGGAGTATGTCCTTCTCAGCGATCTTCGCGCGTTGCTTATCACGCTGTAACCAGCCAAGCCCGCCGTTGTAGGACGATAAGGTCATTGCCATACGTTCGCAGTCGTTGCTGGCGCTAATTCGTGTCCACAGCCAGCGATCGTAGCCCGTCAGAGCACGGATAGCCCAGGCAGGATTAAACGGTTGATTAGCGCGAAGTTCAGGAACGATACCGCTAAACCAGTCGGCGGTGGTCGGCATAAACTGCGCCAGCCCCTGCGCACCGACGGGTGAAACGGCCCGAGGATTCCAACCGCTTTCCTGATGCAACTGCGCCGCAAAGTCAGCAATCGGGGCATTCATGCCCCAATCCAATCGTGCGCTGCGGATCACATCGCTGCGATACGCCTGCGCAGCACGAGGGATCGTGTCGGCGCAGACTATCGCGCTAAAAAGCATCGTGCTAAGAAACAGCGTGATGAGGAGGTGTCGCATATCACAGCCCCATCGCTACGCCGATGCAAACGGCTGACACAATCAGCGCACGTCGTAACATCGCGGCGGCAAATACGGTGTGGTGGCCGTCACGAACCGGGAAACGTCCCCGCGGTACAGGTTCATCGCCTTGTTCGAGGAACAGACCGGGACGCGCTTTAGGAAACAGCGAGCGATCCAGCCAATAGCCTAATACCGCAGCAAGTGAAATAAGCGAGAGCTTATAAACGGTGACGGGAAGCTGTTGCGGTGAAATCAGCCCGATAACAGCAAAGAGGAAAGCGGATGTTACAATCCACCCGGTAAGACGCGGTTTTTTGATTTTTTTCAC